CCACGATCTTCAGTGTGCTTACTTACATCAATCTTGGATAATTTATCCCAGATCTCCTTAGCTGTTGGCTTAGCCATTTTAGTTTCCCTCCGTTTGCCATTGTTTACAAAACTCCGAAACGTCGCACCATCCTTCACATCGTATATAACGAGCATTCCCAGGAACAATAGAGTAACTGCCTGAACTCTGTTGGTTAATGAAATGAGTCGCATCAGCCAACGTGTCGTAACTCTTTGGCCTTCCTCTTCCTCCTGTCACACTGAAAGCGCCACGCGCCCACCTCTCTTCGGTAGTGCAAGGGGGTGTCGCTTCTGTAGTGTGCAATTTAACCCTATGACTTATATATCTTTCTACTCTCTCTGGATGCCACAGGGGGACATTGATCGGAACAATCATGGATACTGGATAATTATTTTTACCAGCACGTGACTTCATCCAGTCACGACATATCGCTACGACAGTCAGAGACTTTGGTTCAGTGCCGTTCTTACGTAGGAGCCAACCATACATGTTGAGTTGAGCTTCCCAGTCAGATTTTAATGCATTCTGTACAGTGAAAGTAGATGTCACCTTGTAGTCAGTAATGTTTCCATCCTTCTCTAGGTCGATAGCTCCAGAGATCGTGGTGCCATTGCAGTCAGCAAAGTATCGTTCCTCGACATTGCCTTCTCCATATTTTTCTAGCGTGTTGTGTACGGCAGTGCCTAACAGCATCCAGACCCTGTCTCTCACGTCAGAGCTTAGCTTGTCCTCATGTTCTTTCTTCAGCCGTGCAATCTGTGGTGGTTGGATCAATCCAGTGACACTGAAATCAGCCTCTCCCTTGCTATAAAGATCATCTGTTACTGCCCTTACAAACGCATCGGGTGCGCCAAATTCATTGGTAGTAATCATTCCGTTCTCCAAATTCCGAATGTATTATTGTCTACCTTGCGACATGCAAACACTTTACCCCACCGTTTACCGTAGCGTGAACACGCAGACCTGAGTCTGGATTCCATAGTGCCACCATCATCTGGGACAATAAAAGATTCGCCAACGAGCAACCCCTCAAAGGGCAACGGCAGATGTCTGGTACTCTGCTTACTTGGTAGTGGAACGCCTCTCCTCACCTCTATCTCTGTCATTCTACCCTCCATATTCCAACGCCATATTCAGTTACTCTTGCAGAGAACTTCTTATTAAAACTCTTACCTCTACGCCAAGCAAGACTCCTGAGGTTCCTTATCATCCTCTGGGTCTTCTCCTCTGACGTAAGTGGTATCCCAATCACTGTGCCTACAGCGATGGTGTCAAATGGTAAATCTGCCCACTCTTCCTGCCGTCCACCCCTATTCAGTGGGATTGGAACATTCTCGCTTGTCCAAAATCGCTTATCACCTTTCGGCTGTCGGTTTGGATTGTACAAAACTCCCCCCTTAGTTATTGCGAAAAGACTCTAACTCAGTTAGACTATCTGTCCTGAGAGAGGAAGAACGATAACCCCAAGTGATATGAAACGCAAGCCTATAAACAACGATCCATGCATACTAACGATACAGGGTGAGCCAGCCTCAAAAGCTAACTCTAGAAGGCTAGTGAGTGTGCGTGGCAAGCCTATGATTATCAAGTCCCAGAAGGCCCTGCTTTACAAGAAGGGCTTTGAGTTGCAGTGTCCAGTGCGAAAAAATCTTTACACAAAAGATCAAGACTTAATGGTTGCCATGAAAATATTTTACAAGAGCAGGAGACCTGACCTGGATGAGTCCCTGATACTTGATCTGTTGCAGGGCTTTGTCTACGAGAATGACCGACAGGTCAAGCTGAAATTAATTGAGCATGGTCTAGACAAAGAAAATCCAAGAACAATTATAGTAATATCTACTATAGATAATAAAGATAATATACTTAAAACTTTTATAGATATATTATCTAATTAATATATATCTAAGTAAAGGAATGGTTTAGATGTTAGCTACTGAAATACTACAGAGAGTTTCTAATTTAAGTATAGGTCAGCACAAAATCAGATGTCCAGATTGTCAGGATAGCAGGAGCAAGCACAAGACAGACAAGCCCTTGTCCGTGAGGGTAGACAGTAGGGGGGTGCAGTACCTTTGTCACCACTGTGGGGCAGAGGGTGGTCATTTATACGATACAGAAAACAGGGCAAAATACAGGGAGCCATCTATGAAAAAAAGCAAGCCTATTTCGATCAATAAAAACAACAACAATGAAGAAGCATTCAAGTATCTCAGGGACAGAAACATTGAAGAAAAGATTATCGAAGAACATACAATACTTTCTACCTACCGATTTAATGGCAAGACGGTACCTGCTGTAGGATTTCCATATAGAGTTGAAGGGGACGTGAGGGCAGTAAAGTGGCGAAGTGCTGACACCAAGAAAAATTTTTCACAAGAAAATGTGTGCGAAGATTTCTTTAACTTAGAATCATATGTCGATGGCAATGATATATTAATCTGTGAGGGAGAGATGGATGCGTTGGCATGGATGTCTTGCGATCTGCCCCCCAACATAACCGTGCTTAGTATCCCCAATGGAGCGCCAGCAAAAGTTAAAGACGGAAAAATTGATCCCAAAGATGATAATAAATTTCGTTATATATGGAGGGCGGAGAAGCAACTAAAATTATCACCAAAAATATTTTTAAATACAGACAACGACGGGCCAGGTAATGCGTTGGAGAAAGAAATCATTCGTCGGGTTGGTAGTTCTAAGACTTGGATAGTTTCTTTGGACGAATACAAGGACGCATCCGAAGCGTTGGAAATAAAGGGGAAAGTATATCTTGAAGATCAGCTAGATAAAGCTACGGTACTTCCCATCATCGGTGTGCATACGGTGGATGATATTTTCGATTCAGTTTTGAATCTCTATGATCAGGGACACATCAAGGGGGCCTCGACTGGACTGACTTCCTTGGATGAGTATATGCAGATACCATTGGGGATGGTGACTATCGTCACTGGCTTTCCTGCTTCTGGTAAATCTGATTTGGTTGATCAGTTCTGTGTGAACCTAGCAAAAAGTCATAACTGGAAAACCGTTTTCTGTAGTTTTGAAAAGCCAGCAGACTATCATTACGCTCAGCTATCCCAGAAGATTATCAATAGACCCTTCTTTGTGGAGGGCCATGCGACTCGTATGTCTGAAGAAGAAGTAGCATTCAGCAGGGAGGTGATGAAAGAAAGTTTTGTCTTCATGGACAACCGTAGTGGTGGGGCATCCGACATCGACAACATACTCAGGAAGGCATCGGAGTGTGTACTGCGATATGGAAGTAGGATACTTGTCATTGATCCGTATAATTATATCGACATAGGTTCGGGCAGAGAAACTGATGCAATCAGTTCAATGCTTACCAAAATTCAGCAATGGGCAAAGAACCATGATGCCCATGTATTTTTTGTGGCTCACCCTGCAAAACTCAACAGCGAGAGAAGGACAGGCAACAAGGTTGTTGTTACTGGTATGGATATCTCAGGCTCTCATACTTGGTTCTCCAAGGCAGACATCGGACTTACAGTGTGGAGGCACCCGAAGGATGAAGAGCCACCCGAAGCCCACGTGTGGAAGGCACGTTGGAATTGGGTAGGAAAGAATGGATCATGTCCTCTCCACTACGATAAGATCAGTGGCAGGTGGAATAACTTTGGCCCTGCCTTTGACGATTACGACTGGGATTTCTAGAAGCCAGCGGTGGTAAAAGTTATTGTTCAGAAATTATTTTAAAGGGCAAGCCATCGGCTGGCTCTAGGTGTTGCTCCGTTAAGGTGGCTATGAACATAGGCGTATGATCCCCCATCCACGCACCCAGCATATTAAATTCAAAGAATTCAATCGCCTCTATTTCACTCATGCCATCTCTTTCTCTCAGCCTCGTAAGCACCTTTTCAATATCATAGGCAATGACTTGCTCGCCACCGAATTTTGATATAACCCCTACGATGCAATCATTGTAGCCACCATCCATTGTCATTATGTCCTCTGTGTAGTCAACAATGTCTATGTATTCTTGTAAGTTCTTATGTCTCATTGCTCTTCTCCCCCCTCTCTAAACGAAAATAAGTACGCTACTACAGACTCTACTTGTTTCTCAGTTAAGTCTGGATGATCTTCCTCGACTGACTCTCTGAGTCCTTCCATAATCGTGGCGTTGTCTTCATTGTCTTCTGGCTCATCGGGTGGCCCCGATGTTTTCCAATGATCATAGCCAGGAAATTCGTTATTCATCTTGCTCCTCTCCTGTAGAATTAAATAAAAATAGGCGAAAAAATTTCTACCATCTCGTAAAACCGATAGCGGTTCTCTTCTTTGTTCAAGGACATCACCACCTCATTGGAGACATAGACAGTTAGTATGTCATCGTTCAACGTGGCCTTCAGGCGAGGTTCGTCTCGACAAAGATCTCTTTCAACCATGCACTCCATCTTTCTCTGTGAGGCTAAGTGAGCCTTGAACGATTTCTTCATACTGATCAAGGCCCATCTTTGGATTAATCTCTGCTCAGGGCTTGTAGTCATCTTGCTCCTCTCCTGTAGAATTAAATAAAAACTTGTAGAATATTTTTCTAACCTTTGGATCACGTAGCTCTATCAAATCTAGAATCAATCCTTCTAGCTCAGTCTGGTCATTCCATTCTCTGACCTCGTTTACTATCTCTGCTACCACCTTCTGCGACAGCTTCTTCGGGTAAATCTTTTTCATTGCGTTGAGCCTCCTGGTTTCCCTTTGTAACCTTGCATGAGTTGTGTGTAGTTAAATCGTTTCCCTATCGCATCGTGTATGTTTATCTGTTCGGGTTCAAATCCCAGCACACCGTCCAGGGGATGCCTGTAGTAACATACGGCACTGACAGTGATGTTGCCGTGTGCGAAGTCATAGCCAGCATCTGTCAGCCTCCAGTGACCAGAAGATCTTTTAGATCCAGCATGTTGGGGGTCAACCCAGTTGTCTCCATCATAGTTGGGCATGCTCTCTATGAGGTCCCAATATCTAAGTTTGGCATAGTCGCCACCCCCATTGACCGCTCCAGAAGAAGGAAGGTGACGGTACCTACGCTCACTTGCCGTCTCTTTATGTGCCAACCAACACAAGACTCTGGCGTAAGAACCTAACCTGTATGCGTAGACCTTGCTGGGTCCACCGCAATGTTCACATTTAGCTATAGGTTTTTTTGATTGCTCTCGTAAATCTTTTAGATATTGCCATTTCTGAACTGATGGTGTTAACATCTTCCCTCTCCTTGACTTAGTCTATCGTGATAATTAGGTTTGTCTTTAAGCGAACTTGCCCTCGTGAAAACAAAAAGAAGAAGAGTTTTCTTCCTCTCGTCCTTCAAATGATACTCTCTCGTCATTGAAGGGGGAGGGGTTTTTTTCTAGGGAGTTTTCATTTCCAGTCCTCAAGGGTTCTCTCGCAAAAGGTTTCCCTTGGGGATTGTTAACTCCCCCGTAAAAGATTAAAAATATTTCGGAACAATTTTTTAATTGTGGAAAACTTTGGACTGCAACAATCCGTCCATTGCATAGGCCCATTGACTGATGCTGGGCTATCCCATACATCTATCGTAGCGTTGCAATCTGTGTTCATGCAACCATAGAGTTCGACGTACCCCAACTTAGATATGCGTGTCGGCACATGCCCAAGTTTCTTGGATCTCTTCAACGCCCTGCGTAGTTTTCGCTTCGCTCTCTCTGTATGGATGCCATCTCCATCGTACTCAAACGGTTTCATTTACCTTCTCCTCTTTTTTGGAAAGATTATATTTGAATAAATTATTTATTCTCTTTGGTATAACTACTGTGTCATTGCATGCACCACAACACTGCCCAACCCTTACTGGTAATGCGTTGTTGCCGAATCCTAAGATCTCATACCCACATATGACACACTTCATACTCATCTTCTCCTGTTTGGATTCTTTACTTCGGTGAATGTAAATGCAAAATCTTTAGCAAGGGAGACAGTATTTTCCCCCAATGTTTTCTGCCCGCCTATCCTGGCTAGGAAATGAGAAGCCTCATTAACTGGGTACCAATCTTCCCTTCCATAGTTGTCTTGTACATAATAGGTTGCTTCGATCTTGGAAATCATTTCTCCCCCTCCCATTTGTTTATTTGATTCAACAAACCAACAGCGAACTCTGCTCGCCCAACGATGAGTGCTTTGTCCACCTCATCTTCCATCTCTTTCTCGCCACAGACTACAGGCCAGCTGTCATCCACTTCTTCTTGGCAGTACCTTTTGATTTTTTCTATCGTGACACCATGTCGTTCTGCTAGTGCAAACCATACATCACTCATACTCCCTCCTCTAAAAATTAATTTTGAACAATAGTTTTGTTCGCTTTGTTACACCTGTCTTACAGTTTTCTAACTAACCCGATCAAACAATCTTCCAATGAATCGGTTGACACGATTAATTTCTGGGATTTCATACATCCAGAACTCGTCATTAATGTATAGAGAGATGGCATAGTTCAGCCCATATATGTAACCCAAGTCGTATTGAATATCTCTATCATCTAACCCTTCGTGGTCACGCTTCAAAGCTCGAATCGTTGAAGCCAGTGTGTTTCGCATTTGCTGATGTGTTTTGTCTCTCATACTCCCTCCTCTTCCGTAAAAAGTTTATGTTCACAGATATGGCATACCTCAACCCATTTTAGCTGATGTGTGTGGCCCCCATACTCCTTGTAATCGGTGTCGTCAAATGGAATTTCGCACTCCTCTCCTGTCTTTGCGTTACGCCTGAAGAGCTTAGTGTCATTGATCTCGTCCCCCATAATTATGATTCCAGTCAAATCAAGTATATACTCTTTCTGGTAATGCTCCTCTGCCTTCCAATACCAACCTTCAGGACTACTGATTTCTTTGTAGTCGCTGAAACCAAGAGCATCGTAATGCTCTTCAGCTTTTATTTCTGCTTCCTCTTGACTGTCAGCCTCAACCTCTAGTTCCCAGGTATTTTTTTCGTAACATCTTACTTTGTATTTCATCTTGCTCTCTCTTCGGTAAAAGTTATTGTTCAGAAATTATTTTTAATTACCGCGTCACTCACACTCTTATCACTTCTCCCCACTGATCACCATAAAATCTTGGTGTAGCACCAGATGTCAGCCACATGACTGGATAGTTCGGTTGTTCAGAATACACCTGACCATATCCATCTGTGAAATATATCAACGAACTCACTGGCACTCCTTCCTCTTCGATGTAGTCAAAGATTGGATCGAATGATGTGCCACCACCACCGAATACATCTAGCTCCATTCCCTCTGCTCCACCCCCTGCATTGAGATGGATGTCGTACCATGGCTCTCCTGTCTCTGGGTTCAAATGTATCTTGCTGTCTATGTAGGCAACACGAATCCTTTCAAGCGATAGTTCCATCGCCCACCGAACAAGGTTGTTTCTGTATTGCTCAAACTCGTCTAGTCCCACGGATGCGGACGAGTCGATAGCCACGTAAAGCTCCTGCACTTTCTTCTCATGGGAAGGCAACAGCATTCCTTGTGATAGCCATCTCTTGTTGGGCCTCTTGAAGGATCGCCTGGACCTCACGTTATCCTGTAGAAACTCACGGATCTCTTCGGAAGATCTTGACCCTCGTTCCTCTCTGTCCTTGATGATGGTACAAGCGCCACCAACCTGTGTGCCTGCTGACTTTTCAATCAACGATGCCTCAGCCAAGCGTTGCTTTAACTCGTACTCTTCCTGCTGTATGGCGATCTCCCCTTCCTCGACGGCTGGACTATCCAGAATATCACCACAGCCCCCTGGCGCTGACCCCTCGCTGTCATCTTTGTCTCCATCGTCAGCATCTCCTGGTTTGTCGGGGTCTCCTGGCTTATCTGGCGGTGGCTCCCACCCATCCTTAATCATTTGACGAGATATCCTCTCTGCAGACCAGTCACACTTCGGAGAGGAATAGAAGTCATGCCAGCAATAATTGCCTGGAAGCTCGTACTCCTCTCCGTAATTTGAACTATGGTATATCAGTCCGTTGACGATGTAATCGCAAGCGATATTCCATAAATCAGGATGGATGTTGCCACGCCTAGTGTTATGATGTAAGGCTATGTGCTGGAACTCATGGAAAAGAACTGTCTTATTTTGCTTAGGCGTTAGTGAAGTTACAAAGCCTGGGTTCGCCCATATAGTTTTACCATCGGTGGCATAAGTATCGTGTTGTTCAGATATTATTATTTTACATCCACCAATCAGCAGAAAAGTTCCTGGCTGTTTCTTGCACAGCCTAGCTCTTTCCTTGACCACTGTCTTCCTAACATTTGCTAGATGTTCGTTTGCTTCTTTGATCCCTAAAAACCTTTGTTGAAGATCTACATATGTCATCTTCCCAACCTCTCTCTTGGATTGTGAATTTGAAACCTACTGATTTTCTCGCGGTAATTAAAAATAATTTCTGAACATTATATAACCTTCAGTTCTTCATCCATTCTTCGAACCTACTTGTTGCTGGCTCGACAGTCTTCTTAATTTCTTTGAGTTTTTCTACGATTGGTTCTCGTATGCTGTCATCTCTTCCACCTAAATACTTTCTTGCATCGGAGAGATTTCCACCACCTATCTGTTCCACCTCATTGACTAGCTCCCTGATTTTCTTTGATGCACTTTCCAATGCAGTATCTGGAAAGGTTGTGTTCCACTTGTCTATGCGATCAGCTAGACCTTTGTAGTTCTCCCACCCTGGACCCTTGGGTAGGTTGTTACCCTTCCTGCCGTCTTTGTTGGGTTGAAATCCACCAAGTCTCCCAGCAATATCTACGGTAGATTCAATGATGTCATCGGCAATACCTCCGATAACATTTGCCATCTTCGCTTGGTGTTGGCTTCGATCCTCTTCAACAGCCCTAGTAATATCTGCTTGAGAGGCAACGAGCCTGATGTCTTTCTCGTTAGTCGGTTCGGGAAGGGGTTTGATCCATACCTTCCAGCTATACCTTTGACGCAGATCAGCTAACGGTGGGAAGTAATTATCGTACTTTCCATTGAGTTCTATCAGTGCATCGGCACGTAGGCTACTCCAATGAGCAAACAAATCTTTCTGAAGAACACTCCAAAACTCCTCTCCGAATTTTTGCATTGCTCCCTCGTACTCTGCGAGGTCTTCATACATTAGTAAGTATTCATTGCCCTTCACCCTGCCACCATTCTTATTATTCCTTGAAGATGACCACGGCTCTGTCACTTCCTTCATGTAGTTCCTAGCATAGACTTCAGGTTTGTTAAGCCTACGTACCAATGCCTCATCTAAGAGTATTACACTAGCCCTTGCCCTCTTCCTGTCGATGCCTTCGGCATCTGCACCAGCGATAGCTATCTCCTTGTCGCTCTTCCGCCAGCCATTCTTTGTAACTTCCAGACCTGTCAGAACATGACCGCTATGTAACGATGTATCTTGTTGCACCTTGTACCCCCTAAGAAAAAGTAAACTAAAATTTTGTTCAGAAATATTTTTAGAAGTAATGCGTTTCCTGGAGCCTCACCATGTGATCCACGAATGCCTTCTCCTTTTGTACTTTTTTGTTCACTGTCAGTGCCATGTGTGCAAACGTCACTTCCAGTTCCTCGCCAAACAATTTCACAAATGGTAATAATTTATTTACCTCACTCGCATCTTTCCTCACTCTCTTACTAAGTATTGCCACCATTCCTGCCAGTGCTATCCTTCCGTTGTTACTTGTATCTTCTTTGTAGTCCTGGATCTTGTCGGACATACCATTTGGATCTGCAATCATTGCATCTAGGTCATGCATCTTTTGCATAGTATTATGGACAGCTAACAATTCCCTGCCCGATGTTTGTCCGATGTTCCCGAACAGTTGAGCCTTGCCTATGCGTGAGTCCAAGTCCAGTCCATTGATC